AACAGTAAAGTTTGCTGTGTATAAGCAAGGCGGAAAAGCCGTCAAAAGAAACGACGGTACAACTATCGTCAATCCGGTTAAATGAACGTTCTAGAAATACTTAGAGCGTTACATAGATATGGAATGAGTCATATAAATATTAAAAATATATATGAATTCAAAGGTGGAAAGGTTGCCGTTCATTACGGTGACTTTCCTCAAGAACGTGTGATGCTCAAGAAAGTATACGTTGATCATGGATGTGCTGTTATGACATCACATTATGTAAAACAATAACATTAGGGAGTAGGGCCTAACGGCCTTGCTCCCTTTTTTTGTGGTGCTGGTATTATTTATTTGGTGCTGGTACTCGTAACCTCCACGAGCGTAGGCATGTGATGCGATACTATCACTTGACAAACACCCCACTTATCACATATCCTATTGCTGTTAAATGTCTTGGGGTTTGGGGCCTTGTTTCCCCCGCGGCGCAACTGCCACTGCGGTTCAAACCAACCAAGCCAGAACAGACAATGAATCTGTACTAACTGATGCTGTATAGCCCTGTTGTCCAATGACTTATGCAATTCAGCCGCAGGCGCGACACTCTTGAATAACCCCTTGGGACTGACGGGCGTGTCTACGTGATACTACCGTGGCCAGGGCCCCCTATCCCGGTGGGTACCAACTTAGAGTACAGCTATCTATCGACTATCTATCACAAATAAATAAGTAATCTTTTGTTTTTACAATCGTTTGAGCCCCCCAGGGTGGGGTGGTACCATCTTTTTCATTACTAGGGATTTAGGGAACCCATATTTGAAAAAATTATGACCAGAAAAAAATCACTCGATGACGTCCATCAGTTCATGCAGGACTCAGATTACGAAAATGCAGTAAAATGCCTCAGAGACGGCATGGAAGCTACTCATATAGTACGGCAAAGCAAGGATAATGGAGATAGGGGGGTTGATTACAAAGAGGTAATTGACCATGGAACCCGAATTTCGTCAGCAAAACTCATGTTAGAGTACGGATTTGGTAAGCCAGCGACTCGCCAGGACATAAATATCACTGACAATACCCGTTTACACGCCTCTCCAGCCGAAGTTATGGGTCGTTTGATGAATTCTGGCCAGGATTTGGCAAATATCATGGAAGTTTACTCAGAATCAGTAAAAGAACTACCTTTAGAATCTTCAAATTCATGATATGAGCAAATACACACACTTAAAACGCGATCAGTTTGGGAAGATGAATCCCCAAAAAGTACTTGAAGAGTATGAAGTAGGGCATCTGCTGTACGACCCTCTGTCTAACCCAAACGAAGCGGCTGCCTCAGAGTTTTGGGATAACAAGTATGGATCATACTCTAGCCCCATAGAAAAAAGGTCTGAAAGGGGTCCTATACAAAGAACTGCTTTAAATGTAGAAGGACATCCAGGCAAATACTATGATGTAGACGAGACAGGCAGTAAGACAATAGGGTACGATGCAAATTTAGAACAGATGCAGAACTCCGCAAGACCCTTCAGCAGAGATTTAGATTCAATGGAGGGGCGTAGTTTTGAAGTAGAAGAGTTAAAAAAGCACAACGAAGCTAAAAAAAACACCGAAAGATATAAGGCTCAACTAGACGAACTTAATAGCATCCCCGAGAATGACAGGAACCTTCCATCTGATTACTATGCAGATGAGTTCTCAGATTCGGGAGATTACCCAAAATACGGGCACGGATCCGAACAAACTGTTGAAGATTTACGCAAGCAAACAATAAAGAGTCTAGACCACCAAGCACAAATCAGAGAACAAAATGACGGAGGAAAAGCACACTACGAGGCGGCAAGAGAGAGAGCTGCTAAATATCACGGCAGCTTAACAAGTGATATAGCGAAACAGAGAGGCAACTACTTTAGAGACTTTGCAAGATCAAAGACACCTAGACTTCCAGTTGTCGGACCGTTAATGTTGGGCGGAGCTTACATGACCGCAGCAAACGAGAGCCAGGCAGCTGATGGGTCTCCAAATTATAACTTTAATAATCCAGCAGTAGCCGAACTAGCTTCGGAAGAACTGTACGGATTGGGCGGCGGAGTTGCAGCAGCAGCCCTAGGAACAGGAGCTGTCGGTTCACTAGGCGTAGGGGCAGCAGCAGCAATGATACCAAGCATGGCTAAAGCACAACAAGAGTATCTAAGAGATATAGCACCTCCAGAAAGACGTATGGATAAGGTGTCAAGATTACACCCTAATATGCACGGCACCCCCGAAGCGTTTAAGAGAGCGATGGAAGGTCCCGTAACTGAAGAGAGAGAAATGCCTTTTTACGAATACTATTAATATGCCTGGACCCACACCACCCCTCGAGCAGTTTAAAACTGAAATTAAAGCAGTCTTCCTAAGATGGTGGGAAGAATCCGATCTAGACGAAGAAGATATGACAATAGCCATAATAGAAGTAACTGAAGACTTTTGCGACAGTTCCGTAGATTTTGAAGCAGACTTTGACCTAGACGATGATGATGGATGACCCACAACAACAATTTTTAGACCTTGTCCGCATCGACCCCGAGGTGTGGTTTAGCAGTTTTGCTGTCATCAAGGATAAACGGGGTAAGAATATCAAACCCATACCTAACATCCTACAAAAGCGGATGTTTGAACACTACCGACAATGTCAGATAAAACAGCTCCCTTGCAAGATGGTGATTCTAAAACCCCGTCAAAAAGGAGCAAGCACATGCGCTCAGGCCCTGACTTACCACCACATGCGGAAGAACGAGAACCTGAGCGGGAGTTTGATGGGGGACATAGCGGGAACCTCGGACAAGGTATTCGAGATATATCGGAGATATGCGGAAAACGACGACTTCCCCTGGGACGATACAGGAACAAACCTGGCGGACAGTGGCAGTCTCGCGGATGCGATCAAGCTAAACACCGGAAGCGTGTACGGAAAGGAAACGGCGGGAAGTAAGAACGCTGGTCGTTCAGGCACAATTCAGGTAGGAAACATGACAGAAACAGCTTTTTGGACTACCACAGGACGTGGAGACCCAGCACTAGCGTACCTGCAATCACTGTATGACGGGGATAGCGTGTCGCTAGTTGTTGCAGACTCCACACCTAATGGTCCATCCGGTTGGTTTTACAATACATGGGTACAGGACAATGAATGGGCTAAGATATTTGCAGCCTGGTTTGAGTTCGAAGACTCTAAAATACCTTTTGAATCAGAAGAAGCCCTGGAAGAGTTTAAGAAAACTTTAACAGACGATGAGCTTTCAGAGATCGAAAGGTTCGATCCTGGATGGGAAGCCATGCACTGGAGAAGGAGAACCCTTCAAGACAAGTGTAATGGTGATATTTCCAAGTTCAGACAAGAGTATCCTTCAGATCCTGAGGAATGTTTCCTTATGTCTTCACGTCCCAGGTTCCATATTGATGTTCTAAAGAAGATGGCAAATGCTGCAACAGAACAAAAGTATGACGTTGGTACTGTAAATATCCAGAATGAAGGAGAAACAGCGACTTTTAAGCCAGATGCACGTGGATTGTCTAAAATCTGGAACCATCCACACGAAGACGACAAGTATATTATCGCAGTCGACACTTGTACGGGCGAAGACCAACAGATGCAGGGCTTAGCTGCAGATCCTGACTGGCATAGTGTTCAGGTTTGGAGATCTGGATATGAAGATTTTCACGGAGTATATCATGTCTCTAGACTGGTTGCACTACACCACAGCAGAATAGACATTGGATATCTAGCTGAGGAGATACATGCACTGTCTTTATACTATGGTAAGGCACTGGTCATACCTGAGGTAAACAACAGTGGACTTGCTATCGTTAGATATCTTCTTGATTACGGAGTTCCTTGTTACAGGCGTCGAAGAATGAACGACTCGAGTGGTATGGTAGAAAAGAGTTTTGGTTGGAGTACAGACAAGATAACCAGAAAAACGGTAATAGACCATCTGGCTTCTGAAATTATCGAAGAAAATGTAGATATACCCTCTGAGGAAGTGTTACAGGAATTGAAGGTTTTCATAGTTAATGAAAAAGGAAAACCCGAAGCAGCTCCTGGACATCACGACGATCACGTCTTAGCTGCTGCAATTGCACTATATAATATAGACGGTGCAACCACCTTCAAACCTTTTAAGAAAAAACGCATAAGTAATGAAATGCTAAGAAAAAACCCTAAGCTCATGTGTCCCGATGGGTTCATGCGAGTCCCACCAGGACAGTTTGCAAAACAGCGTAATCAGTCATCTAATTACAAGCGTTTGCAAGACATTGTTGTATAACATTTAATTCAGAGTTTATGGATGAAATATTAAAACGACAAGAGGATCTTTTCGAAAAAATGGTGAACGGGACCATTACACCAGAAGAGAAAGAAGAGTGGAGCAAGACACAAGAATCTCCAGAGTTCAAAAAAAGATTTGAAGAACGCGAAAAAGTATCTAACGACGTTTTTTCTAACATAGACAATAAGGAGACTGCACCGACAGACTCAGGCCCTCCCAGTTTTGACGGAGAAGGAGAAGGAGGAGGAGGAGGAGAAAGAGGAGGAGAAGGAGAACGCGCACAACAAGAAGACATTCAATCTGTTTTATATCCTAACATGAACCTCGCTACTCAGAGGGACAAAGATGGAAATTTAAAATACGGTGATGTTCAAAGAGTTCAAAATGAAGAGCGCTACGGAAGTGCTCCTGGTTTTAAAGCACAGAGTCCAAACTTCAACAACCCATATCGTATAGATAACGGACAAATGTCTGGTGTTGATGTTGCTGAGAACGCAACAGTTCCTAATATAGATGGTTTATTAGATGAGGATGGTAAACCTAGAGCGGCTACTGACGTAGACATAGCTAACAGGGGCAGGATCTTAGAACAAAACGCAGCCCTGGACAAAAGAAGGCAAGATCTCAGCAAGAACA